AAATGTTTGCCGACATGGAGGTGAAGGACCGTATCCATAATTTAGAAATGCAGCTGAAAGGGGTCAAGCCTCAAGGATCGGAGTTTGATTGTGTGGGCTGTGGGAGTTGAAAGATGGTCCGGTAACGATGGTAATATGTGGCGTTTTTTCTATGCCATATATTACGTGTTAGGTGGCTGTAAAATAAAAAAATAGGGAGGCAAAAAAAATGATTAAAATAACGAATGAAGATAATATGGAACTAATGGCACGATACGAAGATAACTACTTTGATTTGGCTATTGTTGACCCACCTTATGGGATTGGAGCAAACAAAATGACGTTAGGGAATGGGAAAAAGAAAATATATAGAGGTATTGAAGATTGGGACTCTAAAATACCAGACAAAGAATACTTTGATGAATTATTTAGAGTAAGTAAAAATCAAATTGTTTGGGGTGGGAACTATATGACAGAATATTTAAAACCTACTTCGGCTTGGTTATTTTGGGATAAAGGAACTGGGGATAATGATTTTGCAGATGGTGAATTGGCTTGGACTTCTTTTGATGGTGCATTGCGTAAAATATCTAAAAGTTGGGTTGGTGCAAATGCTAAAGATGGACTTGAAAGAATACATCCAACACAAAAGCCAGTGTATTTGTATAGATGGATATTAGACAGGTTTGGCAAGGATGGATTAAAAATATTAGATACGCATTTAGGAAGCGGAAGTATAGCGATTGCTTGCCACGAAGAAAAGTTTGATTTAACTGCCTGTGAACGTGATACAGAATATTATAATAAAGCAATGAAATGGCTGAGAGAGACACAAATGCAAACCAAATTGTTTTGAAAAAACAAAAGTGCGGTGGGATTTTTTATTTTATTGCACCTAACACCGATATATACGCAATGCGTATATATCCCTGCTGAAAAATCGAAATTCAAAACCAATAGAAAGCAACTATACCACCAAGCTTGAAGCCATCATCTCCGATGGCTTCAAGCTTTTTTTAGGGTCGCTTTTTCCTTTTCCCGAACTAATTGGAATAAAACCAGCTATTTGTCAAAACTTATTGTTCGGTATGTTGAATTTTCCGATTTTTAGCAAACAAATAGTTCTGCGTGACAAGATCCTATTCGGTAGCTGTACCGATCAAGCCTCACCTGAAAGCATACCTTCAGGACTTCTATCAGATTCCCTACGAGCTGAACCAGAAGGATGACCTCGGACTATTTCTCTACCACCTGCTACGAAGAAGAAAATTCAAGAATCGAAGGTATTTTTCCATTGATTCCTGTACCGAATCATTCACCCTGCTGATCTCCTACAAATACGGATTCAATCAAGGCTGTGCACTGATGCATGACTACCAAGTGCACTTGCTGAATAGATACCTGGAAGATATGATGATGCGACACGCGATCACCTGGATCAAAGGCGCTGAGATGTCGGGCATGACTAATAAGGCTGCAATCCATAAGTGGATCGAAAACTATGAGCTGGATGCAGGCAGCTCGGACTGGTATCATCGGATCAAGCAGCTGTACTTCCGGTATAGATTATCAAAAAAAACTTCAAAAACGAGTGAGCCCGCTGTCCCCTAGTTTATAAATCATAAAACTGATCTTTGACTATGAATCTGACCTTTCCTGTGAGCGGCGATAATTATGGAGGAGTAGACCGATTTTGGTTTGCCCATGAGGACGATATCGCAGGGATAGATACCAATGGTCAGGTTGTACTGAAGCCAAACAAAAACTGGAATCTTGGCAAAGCCACGAAATTCACACTCGACTTCTCCAATCCTCAAACTACCCGCAGAGGTGGGGTGATATTCAATTCTACACTCAAGGGTGTAGTAAAGAAGTACCGCCCCGAGCTGGAAGAAGTACTTTCAAAAATGCGAGGGGAACGCTTTGCATTGATCTTCAAAGATCTGAATGGCTACCTGGTACAAGTAGGCCGACCAGGTGAGCTCCTTACCTTCACTACAGATCAGGCCACCGGTGGACTTCCCTCGGAAAACAATCAGTATCAGTTTTCCTTTGGTGGCCAAACGAATAAAAATACCGTGGTCCCACGAATTATTCTCCCTGAATTAGTAGCCTGATGGATGACTTGGTATTTCCGGTAACTGACGATAATTATGGAGGGGTAGCTCGGTTTTGGTTTGCCTCCGAAGAGGATATTGCGGGGCTTGATGTGCTGGGTACGATCCAGCTGAAGGCGGGCAAGACTTGGAGTCTTGGAAAAGGAGTGAAATACAGCTGCATACTGCGTGTGAAAGCTAGAATCGAACGGGGCGGAGTATTGTTTGACATCACCTTAGAAGGTCAGCTTGCAAAGTATCGGCCTGCTTTGGAAGCGGTATTGGCGAAGATGCGGGATCAGCGCTTTGCGATACTGGTCAAGGATCTGAATGGCTACGTGATGCAGTTTGGCAGGCCGGGTGAATGGCTTAAGTTCAGCACCAACCAAAGTACCGGTTCGCTTCCATCTGATCCGAATGGGTACAAGTTTCAGTTTTCGGGCTCGATGAAGGCTCAGCCGATCAGCTACAACTCGATCATCGTGGACAATCCGAATATTCCAGCTCCTGAGCCTGATGGCGATCCGGTTCGGATATACCTGAATGGGCTATTGGTTGCGACTATCCCTCCGGGTGGAAATTTTGCTATTACTACAGAATTCACATTAGAATACACGATAATATCATGAGCACTTGGACCGAGGTAGTTACCTATATTAAGACCCAGCTAAGGCCGGGCGTATTGGGCAATACCAATGTGCAAAAAATACTGAATTCGGTGCTTGCGGTAATCCAGCAGATCAATGCGGGAGACTACACGCCCAGCAGTGATTTTGTGTGGAACCCTGAATCATCTTACTCGGCAACTATACAGCCGGTACTGTGGCAGGATCAATGGCTGGTATCGAATATCGGAGACAATCTAGGCAATGTACCGATCAGCACATCGGGAGTGCTTCATCCGTCTTGGCGGATTATCGGAAGCAGTGCCGGATCAGGCATCCGTATTTGGGAGGCTATCGTATATCCCAATTCGCTGGAACTAGTCTACGAATCAGGTCAGCTGTACTACCTGAATAGAAGCGAGGTAGGCCTAGACCCATTTGTATCAATAGACTTTTCCGTAGAGCTATCGGAGGGAAAGTGGGTGGCTTTTTTGGAGATCATGGATCACAATCAGCTGGAAGGAATTCAGGGTGGTATTGAGGGAGAAAGGTATCATTTGACCTTGGCGGAAAAAAATTCTATTGGGGCGGGGGGTAATAATCCAAATGCAGTCCATTATAATGTAGCAGATGGAAAAAATGCAACAGAAAGGCAACAAGCCAGATCTAATTTATTTTTAGAGACGGGCTTACCTCAAGTTCATGTTATAGTTGGAACAAATGTATCTATACCTACCAGAACCTCTAATAGCATAGTCATAACCGATGGAACAGCAACTTTCAATCTAGTGGCAATGCAAGCGGGTCTTGATACTGAGGCAGTAACTATATATAATAGAACTATATATAATTGTCAGGTTAATAACGAATCAGGACCTATAGCATATGATAGATTTTCAATAGGAAGTACACTAGTAATATTACCAGGCGGATCGTTTCGGGTGATTTACGATGCCTCTATAAGTAGGTGGATTTTTGATAATGCGCTACTAAGGGATGGTGACACAACGAAAAGAGGCAATATTAATATGTTTGGAAATATTAATTTTCCAAGTGGATCCAATCCGGGAGCTAGACAGTTCTTTTTAAATTCGTCAGGATCAATCTCATTTAGGATAGCTTTTAAGGGGGCGGAGTTTTTTCAAGCCACTACAAATGGGATATTCTCAACACGGAGTTACGATATTTATGTTGGGGGGGATCTAGGTGCTGGCGGGCCAACTGGGCTAGTTCGTGTTTTTAGGGCCGGAACTGATGGAAAGGTTTTTCATAGTAGATCTTCGGATGGAACTGAATCTATAAGACGAGATGAACAAAGGCTTTTCTATGTTAGAACTATAACGACAGTAGGTACGATAAACAGCCTAGTATTGCAGAATGGAATATTTAACTATCGATTTACGTCAGCTACTTCAATCACAGGTTTTAATCCCGATGATATTGGTCAGTCTATTATTATTCAAAATGCTTCTAGCGGTACATTAACACTGGTTCACGAAAGCAGTCTAAGTATTGGAGGTATGAGAATAAGGATTATAGGTGGGTCTGATCTAGTTATTCCAATCGAGGGAAAAGTCACTTTGATCTATGTCACAGAAAACCGATGGGAACTATTATGTAAAAACTTCTAATTATGCAAAACTAAATAGGAGTTACTAACACCGAATTAAGAATACGCAGCATCGTCCTAGATAGGATTATACCAGTATTGTGGCACACTGCCAACTTAGCACTAAAACACTGTCCTTTTCCACTAATCTAAGTCATAGTATATTCAACTCATGCCAGCATACCTCATCAAAAAACGTCACACGATCACCCGTAAATCTGGGGACAGCTCCGAGATTGTATTCACGATACCAGCCACGCATCCGATGCAGCCGGGCGTGTTGCTTCGATTTGGAATTGCTGATGGAAATCGGATATTCCTACTGAAGAACATCGCAGACATGACTGTGGATGGACAGCAAGTCAGGGTACCACTAGACAAGATCGACCTTAAGGGAAGAAGTGGAAGATCCGACTGGGAGCTGGAGTACACGGGAATTACCGGACTGGCCACCACCCTTGGAAATGGAGATTTCAACATCCTAAAAGAACTGATATGAATCCGATTATTCGAGAACTACTGATCGAAGAGCCTATTAAGCTAAGTCCTGAAGGACAGCAAGCGGTGATATCTGCCTATGATATAGCCGTGAAGAATGGATTTGTAGGGACTGAGCTGGAGTGGCTACAGACCTTGCAATTCATTCAATCACCTATCACCGGCGAGGTACTTGCCGCCGCCCAAGCCGCAGCTGCATCCGCTCTCGCTGCGGGAGATTCAGAGCAGGTAGCTATTGAAAAAGCAGCGCAAACGGCGGAGGATGCAGCGGAAGCACTTGCTTCAAAACAGGCTTCTGAAAGTGCCGCTACTGCTTCGGAGGGCTTTGCTACGGACTCCAATGATTCGGCAGTTGCTTCTGAGGTTGCTAGACTAGCCAGTGTGGCAGCGCAAGGAATTGCCACTACTCAAGCGCAAAACTCAAGTACCTCTGCTGGGCAATCGGCTGAAAGTGCTGCGCAAGCATTAGCCTCAAATTTTGCATCACAAACGCTATTAGCAAATTTTTTGGACTCCGCTATTATTTCGCTTAATAACAGAATATCACTTGACGGAGGTACAGTTGTGATTAAATTAAGATTTGTACAAGCACAATTAGATCAATTATGAGCAAACCTTCATTAGCATTAATCCCAACGGCTTACAAAGCTGGTAAATTATATTCTGTACTTCGTGAAGACGGCAGTGGTGATTTTGATGTATCACGAAATGGTACAGGTACATTTATAGGTCAAGATGGACTGATTAAAACTGCATTGGCAAATGAACCACGATTTGAGTATAATTATGACGGTACTTTTAAAGGAATATTGGTTGAACCTGCTGCTACTAATTTACCGACGAGAAGTTTATATTTTGAAGATCCTTGGATTATTCTAGGAGATAGAATTATGAGAACTTTTAATAATGGAATAGCGCCTGATGGAACATTAACCGCAACAAGATTTACAAGGTCGATAGAAGGGTCTTATTTATTAAGGAATGTGTTTACAGTACAACCTGTTGCTGGACAAACTTATACTTATTCAGTTTGGGCTAAAGCAATTGAAAGATCAATTGATATTAATTTAGATATATCAGACTTTGGGAAGACGTTTTTTACTGTAACTCCCGCTGAAGGATGGAAAAGAATTTCTGCAACTTTTACATTTGATATTAATAGAAGTACTAGAAATAATGAGTTTTTTGATTTAGATGTTAGAGACCTCCTTTTAAATGAATCACACTACCTTTGGGGAGCACAGGTTGAAGTAGGTACAGTTGCAACTTCATACATTCCAACATTTGCTTCACAGGTTACAAGACCTGCTGATGTTATGACTGTAATTGTCCCTTTGAGCGCAACGCAAGTAAGCTACATTTTGAACGGAAATACAGTTACACAAAGTGTTATAGGAGGTTCTACTTTTACGCTTCCAAACGGTCATATTACTCAACTTACAATGGATTAATTATGAATTAATTATGGACTACTATTTAAAAACAACTTCCAAAGAAGATTTTATACAAGACCTTTTGTCAATACGAATCGAAATTACTGACTTTGAAAACTACTTTCAAAACGAATCGCTGATTATAGACTGGATTGGTTTAATCCCAAATCCAATTGAATACACTGAAAGTGGCGAACCAGTTGGTGAAATAACATTTAGAGTTGGGGAACACGTTAATATTAGGAGTGTTGAAGAAATTGATTTGAGTGATTTAATTCATTGCGAAAGTGTTTTGCCAAATACACCGTATCGGATATTTAGTTGAAATGAGCGAAGATCAAACTGATGATTTCTTTATTGAAGCAAAAAAGATATAAACACCTTAGCTGAAATAATCAACCCTTTCATGCCTACACCCGCATGATACCCAATTTTCCAATGTCCTCTAGCCACTGATTTTCTAGGATTACCTTCATAGCATCAATGAATCGATTGCTATGAGATTTTCTTTTTCTACACTTGGAGTACAATTAATTGCTATTCATGAAGGCTACCTTCAGGAGAATTTTTTGGCTATAACTGCCTCCGATTCCAAAGGCATCTCGATAGAAGATTTCTTCACCAAACACGAAGCAGCGCTCCAAATCGGTAGAGACTACGACACTGACACCTTCTTCATCAAAAACAATCCTGAAATCGCACTTATTCCCGTAATTGGAGAAACTTCCAAAATGGGAGGATCTAACGGGATGCAGACCATGAGTCTCTCTCAGATGCTCCTCAAGGTTCAATCTTCAGGGATATACAAAGGCGCACTGATCTATGTAGACAGTCCCGGAGGTGAAGTAGATGGAATGGAAGACTGGGCGGACGAAATCAGAAACGCCACTATTCCTACGCTTGCCTTCATCGATGGCTATGGTGCATCAAGTGGATACTGGCAAGCCATATCAGCCAATCGCGTATTGGCAAATGTGGCCAACTCGAATATGATCGGATCGATAGGGGTGCAGACACTCCATATCGACCGTAGAGCGGTGGCGAAAAATACCATCGGTGAGGTCAAAATCATCCGTGCCCGACAGTCGGAACTCAAAAACGCAATCAACTCCTATGAGGAGCTTACTCCTGAAGGGGAAGCCTGGATCATAGATCGGCTATCAGAGTCTGCCGATACCTTCATCAATTATGTGAGTTCAAGACGACCAGACATCGACGTGAACTCCGATGTGATGAAAGGAGCTGTGTACACAGGACCGCAAGCAGTAGCTGCCGGGCTGATTGATGGACTGGCTACCTATGACCAGGCGATCGCTGAACTGATCGGAATGATACCCGCAGGCGAAACACGTAATTCAAAATCAACAACAACTAAAACAAACGCAAACATGAAATTCAACATTGGCATGACGGCTATTCTGTCATTCTTAGGTTTTGGAGCTGTGGCCTCTGCGGAAGAAGCCCCACTGGTGACAGAGGAGCGACTGACTGCATTGAATGCAGGTCTTGAAACTGCCACCGGCACGATCGAGACCCGAAACGCGACCATCACCCAGCTCAACGCAGACTTGAGCACTGCAAAAGCATCTCTGGTTACTGCTGAGGCAGATCGGGATCAGTACAAGGCCGATGCCGAGAAATACGGCAAGCAAGCCGGTGCCACTCACACGCCTCCAAAGAAGGATAAGCCTGAAGGAGGAAATGATGAAACTGCAAAGACAGAGCAGGAGCAATTCATGAGCTATGCTCACAATCAAGAAATCTTGAACGACATTTCTAAATTTTCATAATCAATGGATTTCAACATAGACGCGATCATCGCGGAATTTGGTGCCCGATACACCCCGGCAGGTCAAACTGAGCGGGATATTAAGACGCAGCTTTTTGCTGCCGCTGAGACCGAGGCTTATTTCTCCACTGTGCCAAACACAGGAGACTTTTACAGAAGCGCTTTTGCCACCGTTGGTGATGTGACACAAGCATTTGGTATTCCGTTTACGGCGAAGGGTGAAAGTACTTTTCAGCCTTTTGAGACCAAGCTTGGCGAATACAAGGTGGATCAATTGTTCACTCCGGATCGATTCCGAAATTCTTGGGCTGGCTTCTTGGCCGCTACTCCTGAAGTAGATCGCTCCAAGTGGCCGGTGCTTCTGTGGTATATGGTCAACTTATTGTTGCCAAAAATCACCGAAGAGCAGGAAGTAGAGCAGTCTTTTTGGGGCTGGCAGAAGACAGGAGTGAATGCATCTCCTGTGGTGAACGGAACCACCTTTGTCCGTCAGTTTGCAAATGACACCACGGCCACCCCTGCCAATGCTGCGGTGGACGGACTGCATACCACGATGGCAAGAATGAGAGCTGCCGGTAGATCTACACTGAATAACTCAGGTGTATGGTCAACCGATCCTGTGGTATTTGTAGGAGAAGTAGAAGAGTGGGTGCAGGCGGTGGAGCCTAAGCTGCGAAGAAATATGGACTACCTCTTTATGGAGGAGGATCTTAAGAATCGCTACATCGACGGTCGAAGAGAGAAGTACAATAAGAATTATGCTCAGGAAGCAGACTTATTGTTGATTGACAAGACTACTATAAAGGTGCAACCACTGCACTCGATGGTAGGTGCCGGAGATTTTGTGTGGATGACTCCTGCAATCAATCGAATCAGACCTATTGCCAAAGAAAGCAATGGCATATTTGATATGCAAAAAGCAGACAGATCTGTCAAGATCATGAATGACTGGAAGAAGGTAATCACCTTTGACGTGCCTGAACTGGTAGTGCATAATGATCGAGGTGCTTTGATCACAGCGGAGCTTATCACAGAGAGATATTCCTAACTGATTTATGAGATCCGGGCAACTGGATCTCATAAATTTCACTTGTAATCATACCATTGAAAATGGCTGAAAAAGAACTGACACCTGAGGAAGTAAAAGCTATTCAGGCAGAAAATAAAAAGCTCGTATCGGAGCTGATCGCAGCGAATGAGGCAGTAGCCAAAGCAAATGCGGTATTGGAAGAAAACGCTACATTGAAAGAGGCTGTAAAAAGTCTCAATGATGAACTGGCACTGAAAGAGCAGGAGAATGAGGAGCTAGGATCCTATCCTGTTTTGACCCACAAGGGTAAGAAATACGAGTTGATTGATGCAAAATCAAGAGCTCGGTTTGAAGGCAAAAATATAGTAATCACGCTTGAGACTTTGAAAGAAGACAAAAAACTGATTGAACACTGCATCAAGAAGGGATATTCCTGCTTGAGAGAAAAAGGAGGCAACTAATGGGCTTTGAATCGCTGAAGAAAAACAAGCTGAGGGACAATGCTCCCGGGCTTAGAAAAAACATCCTAATCGCAGAGCGTGACTGGTTTGTGGCATTGACAGGATTGAAAGCACCTGTAGGACCATTTCTTTTAGCCGGAGACACGCTTCGGATTATCGGAAATCATGAGTTTGTAGCTGGAAAGGGATTTGTTCCATTTCACTCAACTCTTGCTACGGCTGAGCTTACGGGTGAGAATGTAGGAGACCGCGAGTCTCGGACTAATAATCCGTCTCTGCTAGCCCAGCATCCCGGCTTGACAGCTGAGATTGTAGAGTTCTTCCAATCCCGAAAAAATGGCGATTGGATCGTACTTCAGCAGACGTTGGCTGGTGAGTGGATTCAAATGGGAGAGGATGGACTCGAAGCCGAGATAATGTTCTCTTTCGGTTCCGGCAAAGTCGATGGTGGCTATCAAGGTGTGACCGCTACGATCTCAAACTTTGGCAAGCCATACTTCTACGAGGGAGATATTGTCTACTATCCAGAGCCGGCTTAAGTGATCTGCTAATGGAAAAATCAATAAAGAAAGCTCCGTCACTTCCCCAGGATGTGGCTGAGAAATACGAAGCGACAATCATCCCTACTGTAGTGATGATCGCTTCGGGAAAATCCAAAGGCTCCTATGATCTGACTAGAATCAGAATGGAAGATGCCGAAAAGCTAGCGAATGACGGGAAGTACTTGAAGAAGAAATCACCCGAAAAGCCTTCAAAAGCTGAAAAAATTAAAGGTTAACTATTAGGGCTAGTTTGGTGTGAAAGCCATCCCATCATTGGGATGGTTTTTTTATTGTCCTTTAGCTGGCAATTTCCAAAGCTTAGGTTTGAGACATGAAGCGAACCAAAAAAACAACCCAAACCCTACTGGAAATTTCCAAGACTTTGCCAACACAGAAATACCAATCCACCGGTAAATTATCTGAACCCGGTCATCTTTTGATTCAAAAAGGAATGACCCACGATGGTGACAATATTCCCATTCTTCCCCATAAGAATTATATCAAATCGATTTTTGTCGAAAACGAAGTGAATCACTTCAATCGCTTGAAATCAGCATTTGACAGCAATGGCAAAATAGGAGTGAAAGCCTATGTCAAAAGACTCATCAAACCACAATTTGAACTACAAGTATTCATTCGAATTGATGCACTCTTGTGATGCAGAGCATTGACGCCTGGCTGCAAGATCAAGACTATTGCAAAGGGGTAGCACTCTATCGGAAGTATGGATCAGATGCGGTATTGCTTACTATTTTTGACTTGCCAGAAACTTCATTCACCCGAAAGAAACTAGCCGCTGCCTTGGAATTGATGTCTGGGAATACGATTGAGAAATCAGACAAAATTGAAGCAGCTAATCCTCAGCAAGCCTCAAAGCAGGTAACTACCCCAAAGCCGGTCCTTGAGCTGATCCAAAAAAGGAGCCAATACCACGAGTCACTGTATTACACGACTTCGATAGCTGACAGGCACAAGATTTCCTTGGCCATTTTGGCTATTGGCACCAAGCTGGATGGCTGGTATGATCAGGGTCAGCTACCATCGGGCGAGGTGGAGAATGACATGCAGGAACTCGATATTGCGCTGAACGCATGGGATCTCCATCAAACGGTCAATAACAATATGACTTATATCACCAAAAACAGGAAGCGAGAAGATAAACTGGGAGAGGTGAGCCGTAGAACCCGACAAAACACAGCAATAGAAACGCGACTAAAGTCTATGAATTATGAGTAGTCTATTTCCCGAGAATCGCGGTAAAATTGAAGTGAAAATGGATACTCCGGAAGATCGGATAGCTGGGTTCATGATCAGCAAGATCGAGAAAGAATCGCTGCATAAAGGAGATCATGTAATTATGAAACGCTGGCTAAAAATCTGGGGATTACTGCTAAACTATCATTCACCCTCTCAGGCAGTCGAAGCACACGTCAAAATGTGTACTGAAGATCCGGATATTGGCACGATCAGTATGCGTACAGCTTGGTATGATCTGAAAAATGCAACCAGAATTTGGGGAGATCTGAATGAGGTGCCCTATCATGCTTCCTTGGTATTATTGTCAGAATATGCGATGAAAACCTTCCAATTAGCAGCGCAAAAAAAGGATGTCAAAGAGATGAATCGCTCCATAGCCGAAATGCGGGAAATAAGAAGGGATCTACACAATATCTCAGACACGGGAGATACTGACACCGTGACCTCTCGATTTGTATTGATTATCCAGACCGGAATTGATGGTCAATCTCCCAGGACTATTGATTTGGACCACTACGAAGATTTGCCAGAAGATATCGCTAATGAAGTGATCGAGGCGGTGCAGGGTCAAGAGATAGATTCGGGTAAATTCATGCAGATTGTAGATGATGCAAAAAATGTAGCTGAATCTTAATGCTGAAAGCGACGCAAACAGTATTCAATAAGCCTCAGCAGATTTTCCAAGTACTCAAGTCATTTTCTGCCAAAAATATATGGTCCAGAGGTACTGGAAAATCATTTTTGATAGCCTGGTTAATTCACATGATTGTGAAGTGGATGCCTCGATCCAGCTGGGCGATTATCGGAAAATCCTATAAGCAGTTATTGACAAGAACACTTCCCACTACCATAGCCACTTTGGAGAGTGTTTTCGGCTATAAGCAGGATCGGGATTTCTTTGTCAGAAAAAGGCCACCTAAAAACTCACGGTTTGAAAGCCCATTTTCTCCACCATTGGATTACGACCATTGCATCACTTTTCGAAATGGGACCTTCTTTCACCTGGTATCGCTTGATGGTGGTGGATCAACGATTCGAGGATTATCAATAGATGGCTATCTGGGAGATGAAGCCTTGGAAATCAATAAGGAACGCATGGACTCTGAAGTGGTACCTACCAATCGGGGAAATATGAGGTATTTCAAGCATATCCCATTCCACCATGGAAGCTTCTTTTTCTCATCGATGGGTTATGGCCATGAATTCAAGTGGATGCTTGATTCAGGAAAGTATTACGAAGACGATGGCTTCAATTTCAGAGCTATTCGGCAGCAGATTGTAGAGAAGGAAAAGGAGTTGGTGGACTGCCCGGATAAGGGTAGAATGTCGGAATTATGGGAGCAGATCCTTAAGCTTAAGCGCCAATTGCGCTGGTATAAGAATAAGAATGGATTCCTCTATATGGAGGCCGATGTATTCGATAATATCGAGAATGTAGGCTGGGCATACATCAAGGAGATGCGGCGAACTCTATTGGACTTCATCTTCATGGTGGAGATGCTGAACTGGTTTCCAGAGGGCATTGAATCAGGCTTCTATTTCCTGCTTAACCGGACAGATCACGGCTATTCGAATAAGTTTGACCAGGGATATATATCAGGCCTGACTCAAGATGGGGCGGCCATTAAGACAGCCGATTGCCGTATGGACAGCGACCTGGTAGGAGGGCAGCCTCTAAGGATAGCGGTCGACTGGGGTAGTCATATCAATAGCCTGACGATCACGCAATACCTACTAAGCATCAACACACTGAGATTCATCAAAGACCTGTATGTCAAGGGGGAATTGCTGGATAAGTTAGCCAGTGACTTCTGCGATTACTACCACTACCACAACAAGAAGGAAGTGTACATGAGCTATGGTCACGATGGTAACGTACACCATGCCAATAGTAAGCTCACCTATGCTGAGCAGTTCGCCAAGATCCTTGAGGCTAGAGGATGGATAGTGTACCTGAGTTATGAATCAGTACCCTTGGGTCAGATGGAGCGATACCTATTGTGGGGTAAGGTGCTGCAGAATACCAGCAATGCCAAGAAGGGTAAGCCTACAGATCCAGCACTGCCACTGGTAGAATTCAATCTTGATAACTGCAACGCCACATTCATATCCATGCAGAATGCACCTGCCAAAGAAGGAAGGAATGGAATCGAAAAGAATAAGAGCAGTGAACGGAATGCACTCATACCTCAGGAGGAAGCGACTCACCTAAGCGACACCGCTGACTACAATCTGACGGGCATAGTCCGCGATCCTTTCTCTACTATGCCCTCTTATATAGGAAATTAAAAACAATATATCAACTACAGTGAAAGGATATTCGACCGGTTCGTATATCCTTTTTTTTTGAAAGAAATTGCCAAATTCCCACAGATCATGGCTGGGATGATCCTTTGATTTTGCAGTATGCCGGGGAACTAGCCGGTATAAAAATCTAATTATCAAAATATTGCAAACTTTTGCTTTGCAGATATACAAATTCAGAAGATACTGGATTTTGCATGTCCTCTAAACCGTCGGATAGTCTCTTGAAATTTGACTATGAAAATTATTCATCTCAAAGATGCGATGGAAGAGATGCAAGGTGAAAATCCTTTCTCGATCACATTTGTAACCTGTGATACCAACCGGAAAACAGGTGGTGAAATAATGAAATTGGATAATGTAATACTGTCATTCAACCAAAATAATGCAGGGAAATTAGGTTTTGAAAAACCCGAATTGCCTGTTACTGAATTTTCAAAAAAGCCAAAGCACTACACCAATGCTACCCGTAATGTGTTGCTGCAAAATGGCATGAGGCGAAAATTTCACATCCGATTACTTCTCGAATTCAACGGACAAAAAGTATTCTACTAATGAGCAATGTGATTGAAGGAATTAATCCTGGCGTGGTGTATTCCAAAGCAACAGGAAATATATACAAGACAGTTGATTTGAAAGCGCATCACCTGATGAAGGTACCGACTATCAAGTCCAACGAATCTACAGAGATAGTTATGTGGGGGACTGATAATCTATTTCCTCAACGAGTACTCAAAGAGATTCGTAAGAATACAATCATCGGTCCTACACTAAAGAAGCAGGCTGAGATTGCCTATGACGAAATCATCTACGGATTCAATGAATACGATGGGAATGGCAATGTGAAATTTCGAAGAGTCATTGATCCAAAGGTCGAAGCTTTTTTTAAGCGGTCACATATCCACCGCTACTACATTGAAGCGCTGAGAAACTTCTATTACTTCTACTTCGCAGTCCCGAAATTAATATTCACAGCGGATCGATCTGAGGTGTATTCGCTATCCTGTTACAAGACCGCTCACTTCCGATTTGAGAAGCCTAATAAATCGGGCCAAATCCCAAATGGTTATGTGTGTGCGGATTGGGAATCCGTGATGAGTGTGCAATCTGATTATGTGGAAAAACTTCCACTGATCGACATCTATGCAGATCCTGAAAGCTATCGAGCAGGGAGCGATTTCAAATTGATTTATCCCCTTGCGTATCCGACTGAGGACGAGATTCACTATCCTCTTGTGGATTGGAATGCAGCGCGTGAGTCGGGATGGCTGGACGTAGCGCAGTCCATTCCCAAATTCAAAAAAGCACTCATGAAGAATCAGATCTCTTTGAAGAATCTGATTCAGGTCCCCAGCTGGTGGTGGGAATGGAAGTATCCGGGCTTTTCCAAGATGGATCAAAAGGAGCGACTGGCTGTCCAGAATCTTGAGATTGACCGGTTTGAATTATTTTTCAAGGGAGATGATGCAGCCGGAAACTCGATGATGGTGACTTACATCTCTGATCCTGCCCATCAAAAGGAATATCAAGGCTGGAAAATAGAGGCTGTTGACAACAAAATCAAAGATGGCTTGTACATCGAAGACTCAAATGAGGCCTCATCTCACCTTTTGTATTCTCTAGGAATGGATCCGGCTATCGTCGGAGCACAACCGGGGTCAAAACTTGGGGGAGGATCTGGCTCTGACAAGCGAGTAGCATTTAATATCTACCTGGACACGATCCGATCCCATCAAGACATCCTGTTGGAGCCGCTGTCATGGATAGGAAATTTCAACAAGTGGCCGTCCTACTGTTACAAATCCCGAAATTCGCTGAACGCTTCAAGTTCTGCGGCTGCGGATCTACCGCCTTCAAAGAATCCTATGGCTGAACCTGTACAACAATCCTCGTAATGGCACAACTTATTACCACCATCGCAGAAGTTCAAAACTACATCCGTGTAGCAAATGGACTTGATATCAAGACACTGCTTCCCGCGCTGAACGAAGTGGAGATGCAGGATCTCACATTCTACCTCGGGTCTGATTTGCTTCAGGAAATTATCGCTGCTACCAACTCAAACAACTTTACTCCAAGACTGGAAAAGATTGCGCCGTATGTGACGGCTGCACTTGCTTGTCTTGCAGTATGGAAAGCAGGTCCCGAAATTGAAGTACTCGTCTCTGATTCGGGGATTATGCGTACCGAGACGACCACGGAGAAAGCCGCATACGGCGGACAGGTCATGAGATTCCGGGATGTGGCTGCCAATCGTGGGTTCAAAGCAGTAGAATCATTCCTTTCTGTACTGGAAACCTATACTCAGGACTACCCTGAGTGGCTTGGCTCTGCCTATTATGAAAAAAAGAAAGGGTTGATGATCCGTTCTGCCATTGAATTTGAGCAGTCAGGGGAGAATATTCAGGGATCATCGCTGACATTTCAGGCACTTCGCACGATTATGATCGACATTCAGGAGCAATCCATCAAGTCACTCCTTCCGGAAGCGATGTATAATGAGTTGATTACTCAGATATCAGAGGGTAATCTTTCACCAGAAAACAAAAAACTGGTTGAACGATACCTTCGTCCTGCCATAGCCAAGCTCACTATCGAGGAAGCGCTGACTACGCTACCGGTCGAAGTCAACTACTCCGGTGTGGTGGTCAATCAACTGGAACTTGCCGGTGATGCCCGTACCTCCAAGATGGCAGACCTGGCACTGACCGAAAAGAAAGCCTGGACACTTCGCGGCCGTGGTGGCTACTACCTGTCGAATATGAAAGAGTACCTGAACACCACTGCCTCAGCGGCAGCCTATCCACTTTGGTTCGCATCGGACTACTATTCCAAAACGCTGAAATCACAGATCGAAGAAGATTCAATTCATCCCTCGGACCGTAGAATCTACCGCGCATGATTCTGGAAAAAATACTAAGCAAGTCCATTCAATTTATAATGGACGCACTAAACCTAACTGCCAAGTCATTTGGATTTCAGGAATGGGAGTCAATGAACTCCTACATTTTTCTGGTTATAAATAAAACCATAACCGGTATAATCTTAATTTTCTCCTTCACTATAGGCGTGAGTGGATGGGTGGAAAATTGGATATTTTCTCCGCTCTATACGTACATGGTATTTATATCGCTGATGCTTGCTGAGATTTTTCTAGGCACGATCAAAGCCATGCATATTGATAAGGAAAAATTCAACTGGGACAAATTCGGAAGGATTGCTCCAAAACTTATTGCACATACGTTTGCACTGAGTGCTGCTTTTCACATGTCGAATGCTGAGCCGCTGTTTTCGTGGATGCCCAGCAGCATCTTTATTTTTTTCAGTGTTCAAAATTTCATGAAGTGCCTGCTTCATCTGATTGCGCTCAAGTCGCTCGATGGAAGTATATCAGATTTCATGGCACGAAGATTTTCACAAAACAATGATTTCATTCCAACCGACACAACTAATGAAAACGAACAAAGCGGCGATATCGATCCTTCATGAATTTGAAAATTGTGCAAAGCGACTTCCCAATGGAACCCTACAAGCCTACAAATGCCCGGCCGGAGTATGGACGATAGGCTGGGGAAATACCTTCTATGAAAATGGATCCAAAGTACTTGAAGGTGATATCATCACTCAAGACAGAGCAAATAAGTTGTTTGATGTGATTCTATTGGGATTTGAGACCATGGCCAGAAAAGCTATAACGGCAAAGGTGAATGAAAATCAATTCGCCGCATTTGTCTCCGCACTCTACAACATCGGTCATGGATCAGCTCAGAAGTCTGGTTTGATTCGCTTGAGGAATGGCAATCCTTCCACACTGCTGACCATGATTAATCAGAATCCAAATCACTCCGCTATCCGAAATCAATTCATGGCTTGGGTATCTCCGGGATCTGCATTTGAAACAGGACTAACCCGCAGGAGAACAGCCGAAGCCAATCTCTATTTCTCATGAAAAAAAATGCATTCTTATTGACCGTTTTTTTTTTTCTGTGGGTAATCTCCTGCCGTACGCAGAAGAAAACAGACGCCTTTAATCTTGAATTTGAGACTATCGATACCGCTGACAGCAGCGTGCGTAGGTACGATTACATCAATGCGGACTGGTACCGAATCAATGAATTGCTAATCAGGCGCGATGGGCTGCTCACGATTCGCTTTGATTCACTTACCAGGGTGTTGGTCCTTCCAGATCGCACGATTCAGGCGATCGGATACAATCCGGTGATTGAGTCCAGTACGGTAGAGACTGAGAAATTCAACTCCTCGGATTCTGTATCCTTCAGCAAAACCGACTCCACCCAATCCACCGGCTCAAAAAAAAAAGGAGAATCAGGATCAACGGAAAGCTTATCAAAAAAAATTGACAGGAAGCCTTCAATGACTCCTTGGATAGGTGCAGGCATTGCAGTAGCGATTGCGCTTTTGGCTGTCCTCTGGTTTATATCCAAAAAATTCAAAATTTAAGTTCAAACAATCAAACTACTTCAATCAATCAAACTAGTTCAATCATGAAAAACTTTCTCATTAGCTGCCTGATCTTATTTTCAGGCTTGCTTACCTCTTGCAATCTCAGCCGCACAGCGGTGATCAGAGATACGGTCAAATCAGTAGCTACAAGCACGCCCGACTTCTACCAATTCTATTACCAAGACTACGGCGAAGGGAAGCTGAAGGACTACAGTCATACCGTTGCAAATCAAGCGGGCAACCCGGAAACTATAATAAGGATGATTCCGGGTGAAAAGCAAGATTTGGGCTATTACATTATCAAGCCATTTTCTCCAGACTTCGTGAGTGCTGTGATGTCACCTGCCGGACTGTTGCCGGGTGAGATCTACATCCCTTTGTCGCGGCTGAAACCGATACTTATACCACAGCGAGGAAATTAAATCATGCGCAAGATCGAGGTAATCTATTACCGGAAGATCTTGGGCAGCACGACTTACGCGGTCGATGTGCCTGCTACCTGGAATGAATTGACTGCAAAGCAACTCATACAGGTAGCAGGCTTGTTGCATTCTAAGCAGCATGACATCTACCGGCTGAGGATCGAGCTGCTTAGGATTCTCATGGGATTCAAATGGTATCACCTGCTGATGCTGGGAGGCGAGCGATTGATTGACCTATTCCCCTTTGTCGATTTCATCGAAAAGGAAATCACGCTTACCACAAATCCTATTTCCAAAATCAAGGCTAAAGGGGGGACGCTGCTCGGACCGGTGGGGGATTTTTCCCGACTGACAGCGGATGAGTGGACGGATGCGGATGAGGCTTACATCGATTACCGAAATAATGGATTAGCATTCAACTTGGATCGATTCATTGCGATTCTATACCGACCGGCTTATAGATACATTGATGCGTATGGTGTAGCAGATAACCGCGTACCGTATGCAGATCACCAGGTACTCGATCGCATGAAGACACTAGCAAAGGTGGATATCCGTATCAAGCAGGCAGTGGTACTCTGGTACCAGGGATGCAGGTTTGAATGGGAATCGGTATTTGCCCGGGTGTTTACCAGTAAATCGGAGGGTCCAGAATCATTTGGATGGCAGGAAACTATCCTTAAGCTATCGGGAGCGGAGTTTGGAAACGAATCTCAAACCCTAAAAAGCCAAATGTATAAGCTGATGCTGAAGATGGAGTACACGCTCAAAGACGATGAGTGGACCAAGCAACAGCAGGAAGCAAGAAAATCTAACTCAAGATCCTAATGCTGATCAAAGATCATAAGACCTACACCGGTTTCTTTCGCAAGATGGCTACCCACCACAAGGATATCCATCACAGCGAATCCGAATCTCATTTCTCACGGATGAATCTATCCTCACACCCGGTCTTGGCGCGTGAAGACATTAAGGAATTTATCAAGTCACTGAAAAACAAGCTCTATTTCCCTGCATTACTACTCAATGCCTATCAGGCGAAAGGTGAAGCCACAGACTCCAGAGATGCCAAGCGCAAAGTATTCCAAGCCGAGTTCTTTATTGTCGATCGGATGCATCGGGAGAACTGGGATCAGCAGGACGAGGTATTTGACCGCACGGAGCGGATAGGTACCGATATTCTTTCTTTTCTCAGTGAATACTATGAAGATGCCCCTGAGGAGGGATACTTTGAATGGAATGATACCATGATGGAGAAGATCTCCAATCTGGAAGTGGACAGCCTTGCCGGTACCAAATTTTATTTCACGATCAGCATTCCAAATGAGAATGCTTTTCACCTTGACACGGATCGATTCGATTCAGAACTATTTGACTGATGGCTACCAAAACCTATAATTACATCAACGGAGGAGTAGCGGGAAGCGTAGACGTCACCGTCACGATCAACGCTTGCAACATCCTGTTTTCAGATCAGGGATCTGGTGATACCCAAAGCGGCGTACTCACCATCGACGTGATTCTTTCCCAGGCACTGCCATTTGAGCTCCAGCTGAAATTTCTGGTAACGAATGAAATCATGGATTCATTCAACACCAGTTCGTCCACCTATAATAAGTTCCTGGCAGTACCTCAGAATGTGACAGCTCACAGCTTCACCGATCAGGCTTGCTACGAAGAAACCGCGGATCCTTACTATCGGGAAACTTCTGAGTATGAATTCTCAGAACAGTCCGGCACGCAAGAAGAAGGAAGTGTATTGGTCGCTACGGTCCAATCCATCACGCCTGCAACTTGTTTTGGACTAGCCACTGGGGCCATTTCCATTGCTACCAGCGGCGGAACTGGTGCCTATAGTTTTGCCTGGTCAGTGGGTACTGCCAATACTGCCTTTCGGGGATCACTTCCTGCTGGTACCTACTCGGTCACGGTCAGTGATGCAGCAGGCAATCAGGTTTTTCTTTCGGGCATTGTCGTCAGTCAGCCTACTCAGCTTGTATTGAATCCAACCGTCACGCCGCCAGCTTGCTTTGGTGGTGTGGGAGCAGTGGCCACCGCGCCCGCAGGTGGGACGGGTGGCTATACTTTTGTGTGGGGAGATGGATCCACCGCTCAGAACAGAACCAATCTGCCGGCAGGATCTTATCCCGTCACGGTCAGAGACTCTTCCGGATGTAATCGACTATTCACCGTAGTGATCAGTCAACCGACTCAGATCCTGATCACGGTGAATAAGACCGGGAAAAATATCAGCAACCAGATCACCGGCGGGACTCCAGCCTATTCTTTTCTCTGGTCGGATGGAGCGGTGGTGCGCGATCGTACCAATCTGACCAACGGAGTCTATTCCTTCACCGTCACCGATGCCAACGGATGCCAGCAGTCCACTGTGATTGTAATTCAGGATTTCAAATTCTATTTCTCCAAAAATCCAATCTGGCTCCAGCTTGCTGTAGATTCTATGATAGGCAAAGACAACCTGTCCTATGTCTGCGAAGTATTCCTGGAAGAAGTCTATCAGTCCGATTCCTTCATTAAGAAATACGAGTCGGAGCATCCCGCCAAGCAAGATGGAAGTACTTCCTTCAATGTGCAGCAGGTGCTCAATGCCTTTTTGGAATCTCAGGCACCGCTATATGCAGACCCTCAGGTACGCCAGGTGTCGAGCGCATTCAAGCGATTCTTTCTACGCTACTATCAGAAGTACGGCACGCCTCCGGTGCCTGATGCGACTACGACCAACGATACCTTCTATGTGCTCTTTGGTGGACTATCCGATCAGGAGTTTGCAAAACAGACGTTCTTTGATTCCTACTTAGACATCACCCAACCCTTTCTGACTTGGCAGCCGATCACGCAGCCAATCGCATCCGATCAACATGCCTATCTCCACCTCGTAGTAAATAATCCAATCTACTCCGCACTCAGTCTCAAAGCCACTATTCGCTATTCGGACAATACGGCTGTGGATCAAGTGGTGAAGTCGGTCAATACCGTAGCACCGTTCGAGGTGTATCGGTTCCCGGCAGGGATTCAACAGCTGGGATTACAGTCACTGAATCCTTCCAAAATCATTACCTCCTATGACCTGCAGGTCTTTTCGGCTGAAGTAGTGCTCTCTGAGAAGCGTACCTATGAAGTGTATGCTACCAAAAAGCATTTCAAGAAGCTACTATTCCTCAATTCCCTTGGGGCTTGGGATCATACCTTGTGCTTTGGTCGGGGAAAACAATCCCTCCGTACTTCCGAAGAGTCCATCTCCAGAGCCTTGCCGGTGGGTTTTGCCTATTCAGATCGAGAGGAGGAGACCGTATCAAAGCTGGGCACACTCACCGGTCAGCTGGTGATCGCTACGCTGAACGGCTACCAGCGAAAGCACCTCACAGAATTGGCGATCTCGGAGCAGGTATTTGAACAGACCGCCTCGGGCTACTTGCCGGTGCGGGTGAGATTTGACTTTGATCCTGAAGATGATTTTGAAAACCTGGATGAAATAGGACTGGATATTACCTATCCTACCCTTCGCCGCTACACCCCGGAACTATGATCAGTATTACTTTAGGGGATGAATTGATTGATATCAGCGAGTCCGCCAGCTTTTCCATTGCGGGGCGAAGTCCATTTGTCACGCCAGGGGAATTGTACGGACCCAAGGTCTACAATATTGCAGCGCTCGACAGCAGTCGCAACAATCGGACCTTCTCTTTTGCCAAAATGCTGAATCATACCGCGCGGGTGCGCACCTATCCCAATGTGGAGATTCGATTCTCGGACTTGCTCTGGAAGCTGGGAACGCTGAAGCTTCGGGACTTTGACGGAGCTTACAATTTCAGCTTTCACTCCGATGCAGGAGATATCGAAGCAAAGATCAAGAACCGAACCCTGCCGGGAGTAGACTTGGGTACGGCCGTATCAGATATGAATGTGACGGATAATTACCCCGCTGCAACTCATGCCTATTTCACGGTAAAGAATCCCAACTTCTACGGGACTAAAAACCCTTTGGCCACCGGCTATGTGAATCAATACAATGCAGCAGCCGGGCGACTGTTCAATCCTACGGATGATGGGGATGCGCACACGATCACCCCATTCCCATTTTTGCTGTACCTGCTGGATCGGATCTTCAAAGACCTGGGCTATTATGGAATCACCGGGGACTGGACCGAGGAGCTGACGATCCGGAAGGTGGTGGTCTATAACAATTTTGATCACCGCACGGGTACGATTACCTACAACCGGCACGTGCCACCGATCTCAGTCGGGGACTTCCTGATCGATACGGCTATCTTCTTTGGGATCACCTTTGTGGTGGATCCCGTCACTCGACTGGTAGCGGTGAAGAGGCTTGTGGATTGGATTACGAATCCTGACTATACCGAGCTGAAGAATCCCAGTAGCGCCTACACCTTGGAGCCGAATCAATCGAATGGATTCTTGTTTCGCATGAATGCAGATAGTCAGGATAAGCTCATGGAAAACACTCCATCTTGGCTGGACTACAAAGAAGGCAATGGCTCGGAAGTAATCGAGTGCAAAGCTTCCCCGCTTGCGATGCTTACCGAGACCAATCCTGCGGGAGCGGAATGGACGATTCCCCAGGTCGATCAGGCGGGATCAGGTCCCGCATTTGAGCTGGACTTGGACAGTCGGGGAGGATTGCGCTTTATGCTATTTGAAGGAATGAAATCAGATAGCCTGGGCAATGCCTACCCACAGGGGCACTACCTTACTACCGGTTATTCGCTGCGATGGGCTGGGGAAAATGGGATCGTGGCCAGATGCTATACGGAGTGGATGAACTGGAAAAGCTACACCGAATACATGGAGCGCACGGTAGACCTTACCCTGGTGCAGCTGCTACAGTTGGACACCGAGCGCAAGGTGATGATCGATGAACTCAAGTGGGTGGTGGATGAATATGAAGCCAGCATCTCGGGCAAGGCGAGCGGCGGTCGCATCAAGACTAATTTGAAATTATATTCGGTGAAATTATGAGACAGCTTACGATTAATGATAAGATCAATATTCGCGCCTTGGCCAAGGAGTTTCCAGAGATTGCCAAAAAGGAAATGGGGGAGCGATTTCGCAAGCTGAAGATCGGAGTGACTGGTGACTTGCTGGATGGAATGAGCTTTCGCGGCAAAGTCCTGGTGAATGGGCTGATGGTGGAGATCGATTACCTGTACTATGGAATGTACACCGATATGGGAGTCGGTAAAGGCATCGGTAGAGACGATGTGGCTGTGGCGCGACTGATTGGATCAGGGAGAAAGAAGAAGAACTGGACTCGGAAGCTTGCGGGATTCCGTCACCGCCTGGGTGAGCTCTATACGGAGATCGCAGCAGATCAAATCTCCCATCAGGTAAATCAGAGCTTTGATCGGACGCTAAGGTTTAGATTGTAGAAATTTTGTTTAGTTTAGGTAAATTTTAAAACCCTATTCATGAAATGATGAGTAGCTTCAACACCCACATCCAAAACGCCTAAGCATGGAAGACATCGAAGAAAAAACGCCAATCCAGAAACTCAGAGCTGAGCTATCCAAGTCCTGTCCCAGCCTGCCCGACTACAAGATCATCGAGATGTGCCAAGACTACGGGATTCAATACGACATCCCCGACAGCAACACACTCCGAGTATTCATGATTTTGGCCGCCTCAGAAAATAAGCTGCTTACTGACAACTGATCACTGTATTCCAATGTCCTCTAAAAGCCCCTTAATTGGGGCTTTTTTTATGGAAAATACCGAACTATGGCCGTCAAAACCGAGCAACGGAAGATTCAAATTATAGCCGATGGCACTCAGGTCAATGCCTCTCTGAGTGATATGCAGAAAGCCTCACGTCTGCTATATGCCGAGATGAGTAAGCTCCCGACTAATTCGGAGGCCTTTGTGAAGAAATCAGCCGAATTTCAGCAGGTGAAGAAAAAGCTCGATGAAACCAAAGGCGCTGCCACCGGTGCCTCGAAGTCCCTCAAGGAAATGGCCAATGAAGCACTGATGCTATCTCCATTTGGAGGAGTCATCACTACGATCACCGCAGCTATGGGTCGGGCAAATATGGTCATCAAAGCCGTGAGCGCTTCCACCCACTTATTCAAGATCGCACTTGCCAGTACCGGGGTGGGATTATTGGTGATTGCGCTGGGATCGCTGATCAGTTACCTCACGTCTACCCAAACCGGTATTGACAAGGTGAATCAAGTACTGACTCCATTGAATGTGATCTTTCAGAAAATCACCGGTGTAGTACAGAATCTTGGAGGGAATGTATTCAAGGGACTTGGTGAAATGCTGAATGGAAATGTGCTCACAGGATTTAAGACGATCGGCAAGGGAGCAGTTCAGGCGGGCTCGGAATTTAAGACCGCATTCACGGAGGGGATCAAGCAAGGTGGGGAGCTTGCTGCGATGAACATCAAGATAGAGGAGACCGAAACCGAGCTGACAAAGAGTCGGTCCGAACTCAATAAAAAATATCAGGAAGCGAAAGAGATTGCTCAGGATCAATCTTTGTCTGAAGAAGTGAGACTGAAAGCTGCTCAGGATGCTAAGGATGCTCAAAATGAATTGCTGGCTCAGGAGCAGGGATTTTTAGACCTGAAGATGGACAGGATGAAATTGGAGCAGACTTTCAATGATACCAGTCGAGCAGGATATCAGGATCTAGCACAATTAGAAGCAGAACGGATTGATTTTGAGGCGATGGCTGCCAAGAAAAGATCATCCGCTAAATCCTTGGAAAATAGTATCTCCAAGGAAATCCACGCTGAAAACATGAAGCGGTCTGATGAGACCGTCAAAAAAGAGAATGAAAACCAAAAGCGCCTTGATGGCCTGCGCAAGGAATACGGAAAAGCAGCCAGTGACCTGGAAAAGAACCTAGCAGATGTCTCCATCGCCTTGATGGATGAGGGTTTGGCGAAAAAAGAAGCTAAACTCAATCTTGATCTGACTCGTGAGCTGGAACTATTGGAAGAAAAGCGGCTTGCTGTTCTGGCCAATGAGACGCTGACAGAAGAAGAGCGTCAAGCCATCAGAGACAAGTTTGCAGCACTTGACGAAATGAAGCGTCAGGAGAATCGAATCCAACTGGCCGAACTCCAAGAACAGGAGCGAGAGGAAGATTTGGAGAAGAAACTGGAACAATTTGACACCGATCAGGAGATTGAAACTTTACTTCTTGAAAACTCCCTGATCGGGGCTGTGGATGCGGAGATGCGCAAGAAGGAAGCCCTGCTTCAGATTCAGCGGGAGTATGCAGCCGAGAAGCTGGCCTTACTCGAAGCATCCGGAGAGGGCGAATCTGTCCAGGCTTTGAAACTGAAAAATGTCATAGGCCAGATTGATCAGGATATTGCCCAGAATAAAATTGATGAAGCCCAGCGCGCTGAGACCTATAAAATCGCAGTTCAGCAAGCAGGATTGGATGCCGCCAGAGGATTCCTACAGCTTGGCCTGGAAGTACTGGGCGAGAATACCAAAGCCAGAAAAGTAGCAGCCATAGCCATGAAGGCCTTTGAAATAGGTATGGCCATCACTAATGGAATTACTGAAATAACAGGATATTGGTCCAAGACAGGTCCGATCCCTTTTGTCGGTCCAGCATTAGCAACAGCCCTAAGTATCGGAGCAGGAATCAGAACATTAGCAGCCGTAGCTCGAATCAAAGGAACCAAATACGCTCAAGGTGGATCTACCGGATCAGGTCAGGTGATCGATATGATGATGGGCGCAACTGGTTCTTGGAATATGCCCAACGGTCAATCCGCTAAGGATGTGGGAAGCTTTGCCGGTGGTGGTCATGTAGGTAGTGCATCTTTTGGAGTGATCGGAGAAGCTGGTTCCGAGTGGGTGGGACCCAATTGGATGATGCGCTCGCCCAAGTATGCGAATATCTTTGGCTATTTGGAAGCAGAGCGCCGACGGGCTACACCTTTTGCCGTCGGTGGAGTCACCGCTTCAGCTCCCATGCAGCTTCCAAGTACCGCTGGTGGTACTCCGGATCTTCAGCAGATGCTCTCAATGATCGAGCAGTTCGGAGAGATGAACCTGAAACTAGATGCGATCGCATCCATCCTGGAGCAGTGGCCATCCAAGTTGCGGGTCTACAATGATCCGCGTGACATCATGGACGGCGTGCGAGTGCTAAACGAGATCGAGGCGGATTCGAGGATTAATCGATAATTTTTTAAATGAAAGTATTAAAATAAATATCTATATAAATATTTGTTTTAATACTTTTATTCGCTATATTTATATCATCAAGTTAATCAAGTCACAAAAATCACACTATCATGAAAAAGCAAGAATTAATCAATCTTCTAGTTGAAAATGCAGTAAAATCAACAAATCTTAAGTCTTCTCTTAATGCAGCTGAGAGAAGAATCGTTGAACAACATGGGTTTCAAAAAGTCAAAATCTGGCTTGAGAAATTAGAAGCTAAAAAAGAAGCCGAACATCAAAAAGAACTTGATGCCAGTAGAGCTAAATCATTCCAATTATCTGTAAAAAAGTATTTGGAATCAATGGATAAGGCTTATCAAATACTTGGTAGCTTTCACACGGGTCACTCTATGGGTTGCTATAGAACTGTTTTGATTGCAAATAAATCATTTCAATCAAACAATACTCTTCAGGATTATGCCAAATCATCCAAGTACAAGGCTACTTATGGTAGTCTCTCAATCAGACTTTCTAAGATAGAAATTCAAAAAATCCAAAATATTGAGGGGATATGGACAGTCCTAAATAAGGATGGTTCTTCAAAATGGTTGGAAGAAAAAGGTAACAAAAGTCATCATTCTGTAAATTGGATAGAAGGATTTTGTTATAAAGATTCTCACAGTAGAATATCTCTAATAGATGCAAAAGAACTTCAGGCTATTAAACAAATGCAAATTGCGACAGAAGTCGCTAATAATAGTCAGTTTATTGGTTTTCAACATGTGAGAGCAACCGGTGCTTGCATGGATGGAATAAGGGTTTTTTGCAATAGACACGGATTAGATATTAATCTAGGTTACAACATAGGCTTCTTGAAAAGTATCAATGACTCCTACTCAGCAAGGTATCTAAACTCAGTAAAAAAGTAAATCAAAAAATCCCCGGTAATCAGCCGGGGATATCAAGTTAACCAGTCAGGAAATCACGCCTGACATAATTGAAACAAATATATGAAAACAGTAAACATTAGCCTCATGCAGGATCGTATTAATCAAGTTGCTTCATTGTATCCAACGCAAAAAGAGGGCTTGGCTACCTGCGTAGAGAATTATCTTATTCTTAGATCAGCAGGCCTGGCTAGTTTGAAGGGTATATTTATCAAAGAAGAGTTAATAACTTTGTTAGACCTTCATAATGGTACCATGTATGAGCCTCGTTTTACATCCCCTGGTATTCTGATAGCTCACTTGGAAGACGGACAGAACTTGGAGGGAATTTGTGATCGTCAGGGATCGGACTTTGAGAAAATTAAGATTAAGGTAGAAAGCCTAAATCACTTACAATCGCTTGTTCTCATTGAAGAATGCTGGAGGTTTTGGTATGTCGATGAATCTTATAGTCAGAATACAGATAAATTCTTGCTTCAATTTACTTTCTGATCAAACAACATCAAACGCTGTTCGACCAAAAAAATAAACAAACATAGCCTGATTGATTAATTGCGCTATGTTTGATCAGTTTGATCAGTTTGTCAGATTAATCCCTTGTCATAAATCGACTGATGCGAAGTGACTCGGATTTTTTGCGCTGATCCATGATCTTCACATACTTTCCGTACTCGCTGTGGATTGAACACAATCCTTGCGCTGCAATTAATCATGTTGAAACCATGTTGAAATCACATACTCGATACTACTCCAAATCCGTATGCTAGTAGAGCTCCCAAAGTGGCTTTTCAGCCAGTATTGGTATGGCCACGCGGCCAGTGTGCACTCGGAAGGATAACCCATATCTCTTATATATCAGTTGTTTAGCTTGTCAAGTTGAAACCAGGTTGAAAAATCAGGCGGATAAGAGCTTGAGGAACTCATCTCTTTTGGAATTTGGTATTTCGAAAATCACTGAAATTACTTCGGGATAGGTGGTGTTTTTGGGTTGAAATTTTTCAACATCAGGTTCATTCACTTCCTGATTAACAGCTACCGGATTATCATATTTTTTCACCCTCAACTCATCTGCTAATAATTCATAGATATTGATATTCAGGATTTTTGAATACACATTAATCACACTTTGATGAAGGAATTCTTTTTTGAAATCTTTTCGGATCGCGGTATCTGATTTATTTGATTTTTTGGCCACATCAATAATCCTCAATTCCTGCTTTACGAGTTCCTCTTCTATGAATTTCCCTAGATGCATAATCTTTTTGTTTGATTTCTACCCATTTTGTTCTACAAAGATCTGAATCATTCTATTCTAATTTTACGGAATTAGTACCCTAAAAATTATGATTAACAGCCTAAAATTATCTAAATAAGTGCTTAATAATAAATAAATAGGACAATAAGTTTGGAATAATAGAAAAAAATGTTCTAATTCGAATCATACAACAGCAAACAAAAAGTTTTCTATGAATCGAATCAAAGAAGTACTCCAAAAAAAAGGCATCCGAGAGCTCAGACCTACAGATCAGGTTCTGGATCAAATGGGTATCAAGATTCACACGTGGATCAAATGGGTAGATGGGTCAAAAGATCCAGAGTTGGTGCAGCTGCCAATCATCGCGGAGCTGCTGGAATGTGAAGTAGGGGACCTTATCGTATTGACTAATTCAAGCCATGCAGGGAAAAACTAACATATCGGACACCATAGTCCGATTTGCCAAAGCAAGAGAGCGGGCATATCGTGCCAGCAGCGGATTGACAGCTGCCCAGCTCAAAGCGATCACCCGAATAAAAGCGGTAGGAGAATATTTTTCTACTGTATCGGATTCAAATCAGCTCAAAGCCATCACCCAGTTGGAGGACGAGCTTCGGCTTATCCTTCCCTCGGCTGTCAGCCGATTCAAGAAGCAGCGTCAAGTGATCCTAGAATTAATCGACTTGAGTCATGATTGAAGAAGTTGAAAAGATGTGTCTGCAAGTAGATACTGGTCGAAAACTCGTGAAGAGGTATTACCACGAAGCCTGCCACAATCCCTGCTCGTTCACCAGAGGCCGGGCAGGATGGGAACTGTATAAGGCAAATTACAAGCTGAGGAAATTGCAGCGGGAATATGTGATGCTCTGTGATACGGTCATGTCACCAAGCGAGCTCTATATAAGATTAGCTTTTGAAGGTGTAAAAATCAAGAACTTATGAGAGTACTAAGCTTGTGGCTATCAGTTGTACTGGTAGCGGTGTTGGTGCCGATGACATTGAAACTAGTTGGATTCCTTACGATCTCTTGGTTTTGGTTGGTGTTTAGCATCTTTACATTCACTTTGTATTGGTTCATCTTGCTCTTGCTCCTGACAGTATATCTGATCAAGATTATCTCCCTGGACCAATGAAAGCGAATCACACCATCAGAACCAGTGCTTTCCAGGTGACGCTCGCTGTAGTAGATGAGCAGTGCAACGATCCGCTTTTCAACTACCTGTCTGATTACCTCAGGGTAATCACGGAAGACAGTCCTGATCTTTTCAAGACTGTCAACAGCATATTCGCTTTTCTTCAATCTCGAATAGAACAATTCACCACTGCCAATCCTAAGTATCAGAAGCCACCCGGATTCACACTTACTTATTCCAAACCCAGCTGCTGCCCGGCAACGATCGTGATCAGCTACCAAAATAGAATAATCACAATAACCTCAATCAATTAATTATGAAAACATTGCGCGTGTTAAAATTGACCCTATTAGTTTCCTTTCTGAGTATCGGAATGGCGATGACCCGAACAAAATTTGTGCGGGAGATGCAGCAGGAAAACAACTGGGATCACTACCAGGAGACTTGGTACAAAGAGACTTTGGCCGAGCTGAGCCAGACCAATCAGATTAGAAAGGAGGGCGGTCATGAGTAAGCCAATCATTCAAATCATAATCGAAGGCCCTCAAGGTTCTGGGAAAACTTGTCTTACAGCTATGATAGTAAGTAACCTGATGCATGAATGGGAATATGAGTTAAGTAATATTCCCAATTCTGATCATGTGGAAGATTCTTATCAGCTGGAAAACAATTTTCATATTATCCAAGTCAGTACAAATCAAACCGAAAAGGAGGTTTCCGATGTCTAAGGAAAAATTGATTTGCTCATTCAAGTTTTCGATGATTCAGGAGCTTTCTCTCGTGTCAGCAATAGTTTCGTTAGGTTTTAGAAGCACTGGAAAAAAGTTCTCAGTGATTTTCAATGGGTCAGCCGGCTATCTAAGCAATATTGAAATTGAATGCGAAGGGACACAACGCTATCGTAGTAATGTGATTTGGGTAGATAAACTTAGGAATAAGGACGGCTCCCTAAAATCTAAAAAAGTTTCTGTCTACCACAGTGATTGCGTCGGAATTAGAATAGAAATTCAGGGACAAGTAAAGGAGGTCTCCGATGTCTAAGCTAAAAACAAATCAATTCACCCTCCCGAGCGGACAGGTGATCAGCGAGATTCCAATGCTATTCCAGACCGAAATGGTGCAGGCTATTTTGGAAGATCGAAAGACCCAGACTCGACGGACTGTGAAACTAGATACTGGACAGTTGCGAGCTGACTCGGCGGAACGGCTCAGTCAAACCTACTTCATGTTTGAAGAAAAAGGTTTGCCGGTAGCCGGTAGAAATTGTCCCTACGGTAAGCCTGGCGATCTGCTTTGGGTGAGGGAGAGCTTCTATAAGCATCCTAAGAATGGGTGGAATATCGAATACAAATCAGATTATCAAAATACTGAAGATGATAAATGGAAAGGAACGGAATGGAAATTGAAACCCTCCATCCACATGCCAAAAGGAGCTTCCCGAATCTGGCTAATGGTGGAATCTATTGGAGTGGAGCAGGTGCAGGACATCAATGAGCAGGATGCACTAGCTGAGGGAATAGAGAAAGCTTATTCCGAAAATTTCAAAGAGTGGAGATACAAGGATTATTTTGATGGCAAAAGAAGAGGGAAATTATTTGCTCAATTCCCTGAAATGGCTAAACAAACTGGTTTTGGTTCTATGCCCTGGCCAGATTGGAGAGATCCTATTTCATCCTATAGCAGTCTGTGGTTATCGATACATGGCGAAGCCTCCTGGAGGTCCAACCCTTGGGTTTGGGTGATAAAATTCCGAGTACTATCCAAGAATGGAAGGCCAACCGACGAGGTGATATGTCAGAACCACACTGAAATCAGCAGCACTGGCACAACCGAGAATCCAAAACCCAAATCTGAATCAACTGGAAAGGAGGCCAAAAATGTCTAGCAGAAACTACGATCACGAACAGCAGGAGCGGGATCACTACAATCGCAAGAATGAGAAAAATCTTAGGCATTGTATCTCCTCATTCAAATTATTGCTCATACTGACCGCAATAATTCTGATTGGGATGCTGCTCTTTTCCTGCTCCTCGATTCAGGGACCGATTGCCGAACCTTTCGGCGTGGTCATCACCGCTGAGCGAGACCTAATCCAGGTAGCACACAAGGTCGTGAACAAAGTGTGCGGATCTCAGATCATCGGAGTGTACTATGTGCCTGGTCACACCTATGAGGTCGGTGATAGATTTCCGGACTTGTCCAAGTACGACTATCCATTTCCAATGAAGAAAGGAGGCGGTAATGAGTAAGCAAAAGATGTATGAGTTCATCTCGAAACGGTCAGTGCCCAAACCGATCGATTGGAATCAGGACCCAATCCTGATGATCCAGTTCCGAAGCCTTAGAAAAATCACCTTTCAATTACTGACTACCTACGCTACCCACCATGTCAACCTTTCCAAAAGAATCCGAAGAATTGAAGTCCAACTCGAAAAACTCGAACGAGACTCCAACTTCATCCTCCCCAAAGTCAAAAGACACCTTGAAGAACTCCGAGCTGAGCAAGCAGATCGAGCTGCAGTTCATGAAGGATCGGAGTCAGACCATCTACAATAAGCTAACCTGTATTCATGAGCTGACCGAATATCATAGAGGGCTATTGATTCAAGAGATGACTGGGTTGGATGAGCAATTGTCAACAGAAGAGCCTGTATGACCGAATCCTACAAGTACGCCTTAGAAACAGGATCTCGGAAGTATCACTGCCCGGGATGCACCAAGAAGACGCTGGTCAGATATGTATTCACCGGAACCAAAGACTATGCAGGGGAGGAATTTGGGAGATGCGATCGGGAAAATAACTGTGGGTATCATCGGGTCCCAGGCAACGATATTGCCCAGCCCCTCAACCCCAAAATTAAACAAAAACTCCCGGCGCCAACTTTGCTTGTGCCAAGTGAAGATTTTCTCAAAAAAGTCAGCACTACTACAGCTCCTAACTTTCAGAACTTCTGCACCTCCAAACTGGGAATCTCTACCGACCATCTGAAAAGGTGGGGAGTAGGAGGACACTGGAAGTTCACTGCCTTCATTCTGGCAACTAGAAAAGAGGTCGTCAATGTGAAATTTGTCGCCTACACGCCCGAGGGCAAGCGGGATAAAACTGAGGGGACAGCGGGCGCACCTAAATTCACACCTTATTACCTGGGTAGAGCCTACCTGCGATCTCAGAAAATAGAAACCGATAATGCCCGACTGGAAGACTGGCAGGATTATTTCAAATTTGCCCGCTGCTTCTATGGCGAGCACCTCTGGGATGCTGATAAGAATACCTGCATTGTGGAATCGGAGAAAACAGCGGTGATTGCTGCCTTCTTTTTCCCGCAATACAACTGGCTGGCTACCGGTGGAAATAACGGGATGACCTTTGAGCAGTTTTCACTCTTCAACGGCTATCGCAATCGGATTTGGAATATCGTGGACAACGATACCGCAGGCTTTGCCAAGTCCAAGACTATGCAGTGGCTGGATAAGATGGCCGAGATGCGGGATAATCCGGAAGAAATACTTTCGGTGAATCTACTCGAAGGCCGTCCTGCCGGTTGGGACTTGGCAGATGCCATCATCTTTGATGAGTTCAGAGATCCAAAAGCTTTCTCCCAAAAACTAGCCTTAGCGATCGACTGCCGGAAAAAGATCGTGGTGGATCAGCAATCAGGCGAATGGACTATTGAAGATAAGGTGAAAGTATCGGAGGCGAATGCCAAGGAACTTGCTAGAGCAAAGCAGGTAGCGGATCGGATCTTTGAAGGAAAGGTCAATCTCATTCTCATTCTCAATTCCGAAATAGATTCAATCGAGTTGGCGAAATCCACCGCCTATTTTGGGAAAGACGGAGTGCACCTATTGGTCAAAATATATGAGGCTTCCGGACTTGAAAAAGAAGAAGCCGAGGATGTCTTTGAAACCGCAAGGATGCATCCTCACACCAGCGGGAAATATTTCTTCAAGGTGGCCAAAGATGCAGGCGTGGAAACCCGCTACATCAAAACCGCTCGGTCGGAAGCTGCTCAGGGTGCTGATGGAATTGACTCACACGACTGGATCATTACTTGGCCTGATGATCTGGAAGAAAAGCCCGACTTTGATCAGTCGAAGTACAAGGAGCAAGTATTCAATTATTCATTCATCGAGCATAAGAATTGTATCTGGTATGCGACTTTCAATAATAATACACGAGAAATAGGGTTTTTCAAAATCTCCAATTTCAGTATCCGGCCATTGTATCTGATCAAATCCAAGACTGATCCCAAGCGACTCTTTGAAATCAAGAATATCTTTGGAGTGAAATACATCCTCGACATTCCGGCAAAGGCGCTGGTCAGTATGACCGAATTTCAGGTATTCTGCGAGAGTCACGGCAATTTCCTCTTTGAAGGCAGCAAGCAGCAATTCACCAAAATCAAGCGCAAACTCTACGATGAGACCAAGGATGCCGAAGAAGTGAAAATGCTTGGATGGCAGGATGAGGGATTCTACGCCTTTGCCAATGGCGCCTTTGAGGACAAATTCACCAAGGTGGACGAATATGGAATCATCAAGCACCTGATTGGAAAGAATGAGCATGAAGCAGAAGAGAAGTATTTCTTCATCCCGGCAATGTCGAGCATCTACAAGGATGAGAAAGATCAGTACGACTCGGAAAAGAAATTCGTCTATGTGCCCAGACCTAATGTGAAATTTTCCGATTGGGCGCAGCTGTTCTTTGAGACCTATGGGGAGAATGGCGTGATCGGGATGAGCTTCTACATCTCCAGTCTTTTTCGAGATATGATCTACAGCAGGTTCAAGTTCTTTCCACATCTATTTCATTTTGGCCCACCTGGCACCGGAAAGTCTACGATGTGCTGGAGCATCCAATACATGTTTGGCCTCGAGCGGAAACCGTTCATGCTCAATGCAGGTACGGCGGTGGGTTTTCACCGGACCTTTGCACAGTTTCGAAATGCTGTGGTATGGTTTGATGAGTATAACAACTCAATCGAATTCAAGCGGGTGCAGGATCTCAAGTCCGCCTACGATGGAGCCGGTCACGTGAAGGGTGAATGGTCTGCCTCGGGTGGATCGAGTAACAAGACGACCACGACACCGGTGGAATCTGCCTGTAATATCTCGGGGCAGGAACTTCCAATCGCAGACAATGCGCTATTCAAACGCTGCATCCTGCTGCAATACTACCAGACCATATTTTCAGATCCGGAAAAGGCGCAGCTTACCAAGTTGCAAAAGCTTCAGGAAAAAGGGCTCAGCCACATTACCGGAGCACTGACGATATTTCGCAAGAAAATGGAAGCGGACTATTTTCGGGTGTTTGACGAGGTGGAAAAGGAAATCATCCAAGCCCTGGACGGGGATCCTACCATCGAAAGCAGAATAATCAAAAACATGGCTGTAGCTGCTACCACTTTCAAAGTGCTGAAGGATGAACTGCCGTGGCCTTGGAACTGGCAAAAGATGCTCGATGTGATGGTGAAGAACATCAAATCCCAAAATGCGCTGATCTCCAATGCGAAGGAAACAAACCAATTCTGGGACGCGGTGGAATATTGCATCTCTGAAGGAGAGCTGAATAATCTCGAAGACTTCAAGGTGGAGCACAACAACTCGGTGAAGGTGATGCTCGATCGGAAGTCTGTGGAAAAGAATCTGGGTACGGTGAAGAAAGTACTCTACATCCGAATAGCCACCGCTCACCCGAAATACATGGAGGCACTGCGGAAGCAGGGTGAAAAGAAGGGCATGGACAAAGGTTCGCTTGCGCACTACCTGACCCATGCACCAGGATTCATCGGGATGGTGGGGAGTACTCGCTTCAAGAATGGCGAGAAAAGCTTCACGAGTTCGGCCTATGCTTTTGAGTATAAGTACCTGGAAGATCAGGGCTACAACTTTGACCGGGAGGATGAGGAGGCCAATCCGGACGAGCCAGTATTCAAGGAAAGACCTGCCGGAGAACCATTTTAAGGGAACTACTAAACTAAGAAAGCCCTAGCCGGCTTCTCTTTTTTTTCTAAAAAAAAACTTTCCCCACGAACCACCCAAAACCTGTCAAACGGTTCAAACGGTTCAAACAAAATCAAAAAAGTATATATAGATAGTTTAAATGATGATTTTGATTTGAAAAGTAGGCTGATTCTGTGCGACAATGTTTGATCCTGTTTGATCATGTGCGACAAGGTTCAACTTGTCAAACAATGTGTGATCAACAAAAAAGTATAAAATCATTGAAAGAAGCGATTGGAGCGGGATTTTGGGCTTTGTTTGACGTGTTTGATCAGTTTGACAGGTTTTGGGTGTATAGGAAAAAAAAAATGCATAAAAATGAAAAATCAGATCACTTTATCCCTGAATCTATCACATAGCATTCAGGAGTTTCAGAAAATGGAGAATGGATGCTATGTGAGGGATATTGGAAAGCCCTACTTCCAACTCATGCCGGAGGGGAAATACCTACTCCGAGTAGTCACCAATGACACGGACGGCAAGTGGCTGGAGTCGATGATCAACAAAAAACTAATTTTCAAAACAGATCAGGGAATACGAGCTGAGGTAGTGTAATTGTATTTCTCACTAATTATAAGAACTTGAAAAAATAAATTAAAAATACTTTGAAAAAAGTTTACAAGTATCAAAATAATTCGTATATTTATATCAGATAACAACTAAAAAAACAAAAAAATGAGAAATTTTATATCAAATAACGAAGCAAAAAAATTAGCTGAAAAAATCGCAAATACTACACAAGTATTTTTTACAAATGAAGGATTAGAAATTATTTTTACTTCTGAAACAAAAAATCAAAAAGAAATAGCTGGAAATTTAAAAGCGGTTTTTTCAGATGTGAAAATAAAAGGCAGAAGAGTTCAAAGTATAGTGATTAACAGAATAAGCCAAGTGATAAATGGAATTAGAATTACAGAAGTTACATACTAAACTTAAAAAAATTGAAACAGAGCTTTCTAAGTGTAGAGGCTCTGTTTTAGAAGATGGGTGGCAAACTCAGCGTTACGCAAAAAAAATGAGAAAATGGGACTATTATGCTGAAGAAAAAAACAAAATCAGAGAACAAATTAACACCCTCGAAAGTAGGCGGTAAGCGTATTGGTTCTGGGCGTAAAAAAGTGGATTATGAAACTAAAATAATTTCCTTTCGTGTTCGTATAGAATTTGTGGAACAGATTAAAAAGTTGGTCAAAGATGCTGTTTCTGGGTGGTCGGTAAAATAGCAGCTAACGAATTGTATATGATTAAGCGATAGCGACCCTTTTTAGGGTTAATTATATACGGTGTTGTGGTGAGTACGGATTATTAACTGATAAAATTTAATTCAAATGATACAAGATAAATTAGAAAATCAAATACATAACGTAATTATGGAAACGGCAAGAGAGCCTAACGTTATTGTAATGCATCCGCAAACTTGGGTAGACCTTGCAAAAGAAGTAACTGGAAAAGATGGTATGGCTATTAACAGACACGACCCCAATATGAAGTACAGAGGGATAAAGGTACTTAGAAGTTTGGATTTGTTAGAAGGTGAATTTGAAATGTAGTATTCACCTAACAACACCGATATATACGCAATGCGTATATATCCCTGCTGAAAAATCGAAATTCAAAACCAATAGAAAGTAACTATAACACCACAGCTTGAAGCCATCATCCCAGATGGTTTCAAGCAACTAATCAACTAACTTATAATGACTGAAAATCAGAAAAACCAATTACTCGAAAAAATCGAAGTCTTGAAAGCTTCGCTGGTAGGTGAAATGTTTGCCGACATGGAGGTGAAGGACCGTATCCATAATTTAGAAATGCAGCTGAAAGGGGTCAAGCCTCAAGGATCGGAGTTTGATTGTGTGGGCTGTGGGAGTTGAAAGATGGTCCGGTAACGGAATGCAGCTAACCGAAGTTGGCGATTTTGAAACACAAAAACTATCAATAAACAATGAACTTAATTAGAAGCACAAAACTACATACCACCACTGAACCGCCAATTTTGGTTAGCTGCGGTTATACGCTGCCCTTTTCGGAAGTTTATAATGAAGATTGCATTGAGGGAATGAAACGATACCCTGACAAACACTTTGATTTGGCGGTTGTTGACCCGCCATACGGAATAAACATAAATCATTCAATGGGCAGAAGAAAAGGGGATAAAAAATCAAATTATAAAAAAGCCGATTGGGATAACGAACCGCCACCGATTGAATACTTTAATGAATTATTTAGAGTGTCTAAAAGCCAAATCGTTTGGGGTGCAAACCACTTTATTAGCCGTATGCCTTATGATAGTGCTTGCTGGCTTATGTGGGATAAAAAATTTAGCGATGAAGTCTCTTTTGCTCAATACGAAATGGCTTGGACTTCATTAGATGGAACTTGCAAAAAGTTTGATAAGCACCCAACACAAGATAATCGAATACACCCAACTCAAAAGCCGATAACCCTTTACGATTGGATATTTAACAAATACGCTACTCAAGGAATGAAAATATTAGATACTCATTTAGGTAGTGGCTCAAGTCAAATAAGTGCCAATAAAGCAAAATTAGAATTTATTGGTTTTGAAATTGATACCGACCACTTCAAAGCACAAAACAAACGATATGCAGATTTCATTTCACAGACGAGGCTCTTTTAGGGTTGCGTATAACGGAATGCAGCTAACCGAAGTTGG